CTAAGAGTTTCATCAGTAATACTAGTATCAGTCTTTACATCACCTTCTCCTGCTTGTTGATCAGCATCTCCAACACCCCGTGTCTCTACTGTATCAATCTTTTTAATATTAGTAAGAGGTTCTGGTTTTTCAGTGGTGAAACCAGAGAAAGGTTCATACCTAGTATCAGGTATTGCTTTTCTAAAATCTTCTTGTGTTGACTTATCAAACAGACCTATGATGACTGGTTGTTGACCATCAGAACCATCTAAAAAGAAACCAAACACCCACTCACCACCAGTGAGAGCAAGTGACTCAGAGAAACCACCTGAACCACCGCCAGCACTGGTAGGCATCAAACAATATGCCCAAGGCAAATCATCATTAGGTAAATCTTCCTTTGAATAGGTGTGATAATTAAGAATTGATACCTTAACTCTTCTTCTAAATCCTGGTAAATCCTTATCACTATCAACAGGCAAATCAGGAAAATTGGCTGCCCAAGTTTTAGATTCACATACCTGTCCTAACCACCAGGAGAATCCATCCTTACCTATATTATGACTTTTTAATAGCGACTCGTCAATCATTCGTCGTAAACTCTACACTCCTGTGCGTCTGGGTGGTTGTCACAATAAACTTCAAGATGCTTATCCTCATGACGGGTATGCCAATCATTTATCTTAGCATTACCAAGATTTTCTTCGTTCTCATCATGATCATGAAATGCATCGTTATGCATCTTTAAATCTTCTTTCGTATACTCATGCATACCATGATTGATATGCTCTTTACCATCTTTAGGATCGAGATAAACTTCATGATTTAAATCATGGTCTGGTACTTTGGTTGACATAGTTAAGTTGCTCCTACTTTATTTAAGCCCCTTTCTTTCCAAAGGAATCACGAATAAGGTTCAAAGAAGTGCTGGCTTTTCCTCCAGCAACCTTATGACATAGACTAGCAATCAAATATAGACCACTAGTCTCCTTACTCACATCCTTTTTAGCAGAAATATCAGGAAACTCACAGTATATTGTATCACCAGCCTTCAAAGAAAAGTCACCTTCTATCAGGACATCAACACTCACAGAGAATATCTGATTGTATCTAGTGACTGACTGAGACATCCTTTCCCTCACCTTATCATTTAAGTTCTCTCTATCCTTCTTCCAATTCTCTACTTGTTCCTGTGCATCCTTTCCAACAGGTAATGTTCCCATGTCAAGTATGGCACTCATACCTCTGGTAGATCCTGCTCTAAATTCTTTTGCAACAAATGCTATATCTTTACCAGCACTCTTTACTTTACCTACTTGATCATCTTCCATCGAAAAGTCTTTACTCTTTACTGTAAAGTCATATGGATTAAAAAATGTAGTGGTGTTATTATATGCACCAATAGCAAGTTTCTCTTGCACATCAATGTTCTTATTGATTTTGAATTGCTTTATTGTTCTATATCCTCTCTTAATATTTTTCGTACCTGTATATTGAAACTTCTTAGTTCTCTTTTTGTCTGCACTGCCACCACCTTTTGTTGGGCCAATCAATGACTCAACTGATTTAAATTTAAATCCTTCCTTATTCTCAAAGAAAAAGAAACCAGCAGTCTTACCATAAGCACCATCAGAGGGGATACCTTTAGTCATCAACCAAGTTACGGTGTAGAATGGTTTATTATCATTACCTATAAAGTTATAACTGTTAGCAGTCTCCTCAATGTCAAGATTTTTATCAGTCTTCAATCTATTCTTTAATATTTTTTGAACTGACTCTGATATCTTACCACTATACCTACCAGGCACTCTGGTCTGTTCATTACTAAAAAATTCCTTAGTACATAAATCAAGTTGAACCAATGTCTTAGACATACTCTCATCAGTATATCCTTCTGTTACTCTATTGACATACAATCCATCTCCACTTGAGGCACCCTCCAATTTAATTTGATTACCTTCAGTGTCCAACATATTAAGATCAATATTTTCACCACCTCGTATAGGTAATCCATCTAGAACATTCTTCAACTCCTCATCAACAGGGACAGAAGATCCAGTGTCTGCTATGATTATTCTCCCCGTAATGTTATTAGATAAAATACTTTCAAAATATTTTAATTCAACTAGACCACCCCTGAGATCTACACCTCTTCCTGTCTTCTGATTCTTTGCAGTAAGCTTTTTAATCTCTGCTTTCTCAGCACCTCTGCCAAGATACTTGTCATTTACTAATACGTCTTGATAATCTCTTATTGCCATGTTTATGCCCAGACTCGTGCAAGGTTAGACTTCTTTCTATTTAACTGAGCAGCCCTATAGAAATCACTACCACCAACTAAACTCAAGGATGAACCACCACCTCCTCCAGAGGACATCTCTCTGACGGTGTTTATAATGGTTGTGTTACCCTCTTCTACTTTATCATAAGAAGCAGACTCACCAATAACGTTTGCATTAGATGATTGATTGTTTGAAGTTCCACTAAATTCAAGATCACCAGCATCAGTTGTCTGTCCTAAATCTACCTCAGTGGATCCACCTCCTTGATCTTTCATTTCAATTCCAAGGATATTTCTTTTCACTCCGTCATCTTTTGGTGGTCCAAAGAAAGATTTGAATAAAAGAGGAGCAGTTATAAGTGGATTTAATATATTAATCCAATTAGTAGCACCAAAAGGAAGTTTATTTACTGGTGCTGCTTTGAATTTTTCTATGAATGTACTAAACACACCTTTAAGCCATGTACCCAATGGTTTAATCATACCCTCCCAGATGCCTTTCAAAGCTTGCATAAGTTTCTCACCAGCAGCTTTCCATCCTTTACCTAAGAACCCTTCATATAATAACTCACCCACAAATGTACCAAGTAACTCACCTACAATAGCACCAGCAATAGCAAGAGGACCACCAGCAGCACCAATTAATCCACCAAGAATACCACCAAGACCTGCACCAATACCCATAAACAATGCTTTTCCAAGTGGTTCTCCTGATAGTAGTTGAGTCACTGCAACTATAAGTCCACCAATAATAGGAAGTTTAGCAAGTTTAGCAACCTTAGTACCAAATCTAGCAAGACCTAAACTCCTAGTTCTACCTAATGTTTTGATCCCCATCCTCCTGATAGATCTAATGGGACCGCCCTTTAAAACTTTTCCTGCTTCTTTACCTTTACTTGACAATCCAAAGTCTGGTTTAGATGTTATCTTACCTGAGTCTAATGCTCTCTTAACTTCTGCATTAGCACTAGCAACACTCTTACCATTGTCTATTGCATTATCAAAAATTCTTTGAGCATCTGTACCATGTTTAGTTCTTACTAAATTAGAAGTCCTTGATGAGGTCTTTATATTTGATTGTGTTCCACTAACTTTAGATGTTTTAGGTTTTATATCAGGTTTGCCACGAGGTTGTGTTATCTTTTTAATACCACCTACACCTTTATATACAAGGAAGGAAGCAAAAGCTGCTTCAAGTAATGGAAATCTTTTTTGTATTTCATTAAGGTTCTGAATAATACTATTCTCTTCAATAATTTTTGGATCAATTCCTACCAACTTAGCAGCAAGTTTAGTACCATTATTAACAATCCACTTACCTATATCAAGTAACATTATTGCAATCGGTTTGACAAAGTTAAGTATCTTACCAATAATATCAACAAACTTACGAACAGTCTCAATGATCTGAGGGAGATACTTTGTCAACCATCCAGCAAATAATATAGCAAGAGTCTTTAATATAGCAGCAAGTAAATTACCTGCACTCTGTCCTACCTTTCCTATCAAAGGTAACTTAAGTGCTCCCCGTTCTTGTCCTTCTCTATCCTCCTCTCTTTTTTTCCTTCTAAACCATTCAAAAAGATTTTTCTTTGTCTTAGATTTCTTTTTCTTTGAAACTTGTTGTCCTTTTAATGCTTTTATTATGGCAAAAGTTTTGACATTAATGATCTGCATCTGTTCTAGAGCAGGATCACCATCAGTAACAACATCTTTCTTAACTGGTGGTTTTATGTCTATAATTTTAACAATACCACCACCAGGAGAAGGAACTAAAGCACCTTTTGGTTTAGGTTTATCTATCTTAGTATCCACCCCCTTCATGAGTTGTTGAGATGATACTTTTTGTTGCTTAGGCTTAGTTAATGCACCTTTAGCAATGTTTCCTATTAGTCCTATCATTATACATCCTCTAGTATGTTACACATTGCTGCGACCATTGATCTATAATGGTTTTGTCTATCAATAGCAGAGAACATCAATTCTTGTGGCACTTCACCGCCACCACCATTTTGATTTCCACCACCACCTCCACTGGTGTTCACTGGAATAATTTTATTTTTCTTTTGTTTACCTGGAGGATTATTAATAAGTTGATTTGCTTTCTGTTCGGTTATCTCACCTGCAGCACTAGATTTCTTTATTAAATCACTTGCTCTACTAAGAACCATCTGCTTATTCTTTTGTTTATTGAAGAAGTCTTTCTCAAATCCCCTTGCTCCTCCAAATAGATTAGTATTGTAATCTATTTTCTTAGTATTTGGATCCATTGACCCAACAAACTTATCAGAAAGAAACTCTTCGTTCCATATCTGTATCTCACCCGTCTTCTTCTTGACTCTTAAGAAGTATGCTTCCTTCTTAGGGCCTGTAAATCTTAGATTTTTTTGATCACTACCAATAAAATTCTTACCACCACTCGTCATACCAAAACCACCTTCACTTGGTCCTTTTACAAGACCACCACCCTCAAACTTATTTCCTTTAGGTCTATTGGTTCCACCACCAATAGCATTCATATTTGCAAGAGTTTCAGCACCATACTCTTGTACAGCACCCTTACTCATTACAAATTCACCAGCAGTTAGTTTTGCAGGAACTCGGTCTACTCCTTCAGGGCCTGATACAAAACCACCTTCATTAAACCTACTGAACCCACCACCTAAAGGATCGTTTCTTAATTGAAGCATATCAGTGGCAGTCCTCATATTATTAACACTTCCACCTCCACCAGCATCTGGTAATCTTGTTGAATCTGCTAATACTTCTGCCGAACCAGGATCCATTCCCTCTTCTACAAGGGCATTCATTTTTGTTTGTTTCTCTTCTGCTAAATTTTCACTTACCTTATCCTTACCTAACATCTTACCTATGCCATAGGTAACTAGACCAAGACCTATCGCTCCAGCAATCCAAGGGTTAGATGCTGCCCACAACGCAATTCTTTTGGACAACCCAATCAACCCTGTTAATAACTGAGCACTACCAAGTGCCAATATTTTAACAAACCTTAATACCTTTAATCCTATATCAAGAGCAATGAGTGCAAGTATACCTTTGAGTATGACAGGTACAGCATTCACTACAAACTCTTTAAATGCTTCTACGTTTTCTCTATTCTTAGGGTTACCAAACCAAGTTAAGAATTTTGTGATACCCCAACCCAACAACAAGTTTGTAAAACCTTTAACAATGCTTTCCCATAAACCCATGACAGGTTTGGTTAATGTATTAATAAAACCTGGTGTCTTTGGTTTCTTATCAGCACTCTCTGTTTTCTTTTCCTTCTCCTGACGTTTTGTTTTCTCACTCTCTTGTTTTTCTTTTACTGCCTCCTCTTCATCTATATCAGTTTGCTTCTCCACCACAGCAAGGATACCACCTACATCCTCTCTAATATTTTTTAGTAAATCATCCAGTCTACTATCAAAAGCTTTTGCTATTCTCTCTGCTACTTCACTTTTTTCTGGTGGTGCTTCTGGTGCTGCACCTAGCATTCTTCTAAAAGAAGGTAATGCTTTTGTTTCCCTACCACCTAATGCTTTGGGTGCAACAGGTTTCATAGGTTCTTTTTTATTTAAAACCTTCTGCACAAACGTTTTAAATTCTATCTTACCTTGCTTTCTAAACGCCTCCTTCCTCTGTTCAGGTGTTAACTTTATGCCACCCAAAGTCCCCTGAGTCCTAGCCTCCTCTTCAAGATTAAAAAAGTTGTTAGCGTTAATTGCCATCCTGTTTTTGCCTTTCCTTCTCTTCCTCTATGTGTTGTTTGAGGAGGTCAACGTAGACATCACGTTCCCAAGGGATCATGTTTTCTATCTCCGTCAAGCTATATTTATGGTACTGCATCAAGGAAAAATTAATCCTAAAGTATGCCTCAAGACTCATATGAGACATCGCTACCCGAAAAAAGACGCTAATCCCTCCAGAGTAACAGTACTCTTCTTCTTGGTCTTAGGATTGGTAACCTTAACATCATAAGATAGTTTAGGCATAGTCTCAAAGAAGTTCTCAATGTCTTGGAACTGAGTAGTATTTAACTGCTCAAGAAACTCACTGAGTTCTTTCTTACTAGACTCTGCAGCAGGCCATGCTTCTTCATCACTGTATATAGTATCGATACATTGAGAAATAAGATCAAAAGATTGTTCTAGTTGAGAACCTTTAGATCCACTCACATCAAAATTAGTCTGAATGAATTGATCCAATGAAGGATACTTCATCTTCATACTAAGAGTATCATCAAGTGTAATAGTATCCTTGTGCTTCTTAGATTTCTGAACTTGTATTTCATCAATAGGAATAACTATATCAACCTCAGTCTTTCCATCGTCTGGACATGTAATAGTCACTTCTATCTCCTCTCCAACAGACTTACCTCTAATATTAAGGAAAAGATACTCAATATCAAATGTAGGAAGTGTGTCTACTTTGATATTAGACTTGATGCAAGCCTTTAAAACTTCTTTAATTGCTCTAGATATATCCTTTTGATTCTCACTCTCCATAGCAAGTACAAGAAGTTTCTCTTCTCTTACTAAGAAAGGTCTGTAGGTTATCGTTTCTCCTGTAGATGGCAACTCAAGTTCATAACTTGGCGTACTAATCTTTGGTAATGGCATAACAAAATATAATATTATGTGTGTTTATTTAGAGACTTTATGCAATGGTGTTACTACCTCCTCTCTTAAATCTTTCAAGGACACCATCACCACTAGTTTGTCCATCTGAATTATTTGCGGAAGGAAAGTCACCCACTGCTCCATCAATGTTTATGTTGCCCCTAGTTGCTTGATCAGATGTACCAGGTTCAGCAGTCTCCTTATTAATAGTTGAATTAGTATTTTGCGTGGTATCTATAGGATATCGTTTCCTTCCTATTTCATTTGTAAGTTGTTGAGAATCATCATCTATAGGAGATTGAGATCCATCTTGATGAGTTAAAGGATTAGAAGGATTATCTTTAAAAGTATCTTGCAATGGTTGTGATCGACCAGCAAAACTATCCTGTCCTAGATTACCTGGATTTCTAATTCCAGTTTTGTTTGTAACATATCTTTCATAAGAAAATGTCACAGTAAACTCAAGGTTCTGTGATGGATCGTATGATACGTCAGCTGATGATATATTCTGTGGGAAAACATTAATAAATGAATAGACGATTGACCCTTTAGGTGTCAAAGGATTAACCACTCTCCAAGGAGCATCAGTGTCTTTATTAAACTTGTAAAGATATAGATCACACTTATAATTATCTGGATAGTTAGCAACAAAACTTGATGTAGATGCCTTTGGATTATTTCCTACCAACGGCATGATATATTCCATCCATGCCTCAAACATATACATAATCTGATAATTAGAATCAACATAGAATGTTAGGTCAATAGTATTATCAAATTGACGCATGTATGCACTCTTCTGCACAACACCATAGAAATCTCTTACATCATGTGTTGATATCTGAGAACCAGGAAGAGAGGTTGCTTTACAAAGCATACCTGCTTCACTTAGTAAGAAACGAGGGACTCTATTTGCTACCAACGCATTAAAAATATTTTGATTAAATGCAATATGAGACCTGTACTGACTACTCTGTGCCAGATTACCAAACCTATTTAAAAATTTACTTGTACTGTATCGAGTACCTGGTATGTTCCCAGCCATCTAAATACCATATGGTGTTTCCCTATACTATGTATGTCATATAAAGGTAAGTTTACCCCAACTCAATCAAATAAGTACAAAGGTGACTCAAGAAACATAATTTATAGATCCCTTTGGGAACTAAAGTTTATGAAATGGTGTGATCGTAATGCAAATATACTTGAATGGGGTAGTGAAGAATTCTTCATACCATACATATCTCCTCTAGACAATAGAGCTCACCGTTACTATCCAGACTTCTACATGAAGATCAAAGAAAGTGATGGTAGGATTAAAAAATATGTAATTGAAGTTAAACCAATGAAGCAATGTGTTCCTCCCACAAAAGGGAAGAAACAAAAACGAACCTTCATACGTGAAGTGGCAGAGTATGCAAAGAATCAAGCAAAATGGAAAGCTGCTAGATCATTCTGTGAGATGAGACAATTAACTTTTAAAGTCGTTACGGAAAAAGAACTTGGTATTAAACGAACCCTATGAGAATAGACTATCAGGTATGGTGAAGAACCTTACTGGTATGGAGGATGCTGATGATCTAATGGTGGATATCATTGATAGATTATCAGATGGAGTAACACCAGTTCCTGACTTAGGAAGTTATTATACTTTTATCTACAAAGCAAAGACTCCTAACATTACATACGATACTAATCCTCTGGTTGCTGTAACTGAATACATGCCGAATGGATTCAAAGGATACAACTTTCATTGGAATAGAATGAGAAACTATACCTTTATGGAAGTGGTAGGACAATTGTATTATGTGAACCCATCAGAGATTGATGAGTTAAAGACAATACCTTATCAAAATTTTGTTCTAAATAACTAAAAAGAAGAATAGTGTCAACAGTATCTAACAAAGTATTAGTAGGAGGAAAACCAGGAACCTTTAGTTGGGATCCTGAATCTCTTGCTGTCGCCGCTAAATTTACAGACTCATTAGGTGCAGAGTACACTCAAAATTTAGACACTGGTAACTTTTTTAAATCAGATGGTACATGGTTGGGAGCAACAGATCAACTAACTGTCAAACAAGCATTCGGACAATCAGCAAATCTAGAATTAGGAGATCCAGAACTTAGAAAGAAGTTATCAAAATATGCAAATGATTTAAACCTTTTTGAGAATCCAGGTGGATCATCAGCAGGAAATAGTGCAGATAAAGCAAGTCAAGGGTTACAAGAAAAACCTCAACCTGCAATACCACCACGACAAATACCAGTAGCTAGGAAACGATATGGTAATTTAAAATATCCTCTTACTTTAGACGGGATTGATTATATGACAATCAGACAGTATGCATATGAGCCTTTGTCAGCAATAGGTGCTGTGAGTGGAAGAGAAAGAAGAGCAGACAGAAGACACAAAACATCAATAGGATCTGTTACTCTTCCTATACCCAATCAGTTAGCAGACACTAATGCTTGTAATTGGAACAACAGTGAGTTTAATGATCTACAATTGGGTGGGTTGCAGGCTGGTGCTAGAATTATGAATTCAGGTAATTTCTTTGGAGC